AATGGTCTTGAATAGTCAGGATGGTGTCCTTCAACTTCTTCATTTCCACAAATAAAGCATGGGTGTTTCAAAACTTTTCCGTCTTTTACTGCGTTATTTAAAGCTACATGAGCAAAATATCTATCAGTATGTTTTTCTCGATAACTATTTAAAGCCTTTGCTTTTGCTTTTTTACCATCCTCAGTTTTAGCGTAATCCTTTCTTGCTTTAACTCTTTTTGGTAGCATTGCCCTTTTTTTATCGTATTCACGCACATATTTAATATTTTCTTCTCTATGTTTTGAAACCCTTGATTTGGTACATTCTTTGCAAAAATTCAAATAACCATCTGACATTGCTTTATGAATATAAAAATCTTTAAAGGGCTTCTCCACATTACATCTTTTGCACATTTTCATAAACAATCCTTAAAAAGGTATGTTTATTATATACCATTCTAGAAAGGCACATCTTCTTTGATGTTTGTGTAATCTTTTGATACTTGCTGCGTAGGAATTGCTTTATCTTCAGGTGGGTTTAAATAAGCCAATAAACCGCCTTCTTTCATTGCAAACAAAGGCAATGTTTCTAGCTTTAACATCAAACCATGCTTGGTTTCCATGATTACGCCAATAGACTGATAGCGTTTCTTGGTCGTACCGTCTTTGTCTTGGTACTCTGATACTGCTGCTTTTACAAAATGCGTGATAGCCATTATTGATTCTCCATTAATTTAACTTCTGCTTCTACTTCACTTAAAAACTGCTTAATTTCTGTTTCCATGTACAAAATGAACTCAGGGTCTCTTGGTACATTAACAATCAACAACTGACTGCGTTCAGGCATCCTTGGGTCAAAACTGACAAAATCGCACCATTTAGCTTCAGTTACAGCCATTTGAGCTTGCATCTGAATAAAGTATTTCTTAGGTGGTTCTTTGCTTTTAAAGTATTCCCAATGGGTAGCTGAATTAGGGCATTTGATTTCTAAAAGACCGTCAGCACCTACTAAACCATCAGGACTACATCCAAACCATTCAATACTGGGATGGTCAATGAATGGCACTTGGTCTACAAAGTTATTGGTTTCAACTTCATAAGCTACCCTAGCTTGTGGCTCTGTAGCTGTTCCCCAGGCCATAGCATCATTGGTATATGATGGTTGAATGGTCTTGGTGATTCTTTGCAAGGCAAGCTCAATCAGATAGTTTTGCCGACTAGCTGAAGGCCCAGTCTTTGTCTTTGCAAGGATGTCAGCTACTCTAGAAGCGGTTACTTTGCCTCTGCGTAGTTCATGCCATTCAGCCGTTCCTTGTTCAATCATGACAACTCTACCTTTTTTAAATCTTTAGCGTTAGCAATCATTTGGACTGCGTTTTTGTCTTTAGAAAGGACTGTGTAGGCATTGCTATAAGCCTGTTTAAGCTCTTCCATAGTTGTGCATTTATTGATGTTTGCTACCCAAAAATTAGCACCTTCAGTTAAATCAGGTGTTGGCTCGTCAGGTACATCCTCACCAGCGTAAATGTATAAACCTAGACCATGTAAAGCAATAGCTTTAGCTAGGCATCGTTGCATAGCCGTGTTTACATCCATAGCGTTAGGATTAGATATAGCTTTGTTTTGATGGTTTAGAACAGGTAATTGGGCAGTCATAGTCTTGTCAAAAGCTGTAACTGAGCAAAATACCATCAAAGTGTCACCAAACTGCATAGGTGCTTGGTAATCCCAAGTAGCTTTAGGGTCTAGTTGTAGCAACTGGTCTACTGCCCATGCCCATGAAAGGTAGGTAAATTTACCTTTTTTGTCAGTATGTTCATTTACATTAATCTTGCGAATTTCGTTGTATGTGGTCATCACTTATTCCTTAGTTTGTTAAATGAGATTCTGCCATTGCTTCTTGGTACTCTAGGCTAATTGTGTACAGCTTTAAACCTAATTTAGCCCAATCTTTTTGTTCGATGTAATCCCTAATAATTTGTTGGTTTTCATCGCTAGTCTGTTGGATTGCTTCGCCAAATGCTACTGTTTCGGTGCAATCAAAATCAGGGTCATATTTGAGCAAGTCATCAATTTCAGCTTGTAAATGCTCATGTTCTGCTTGGTCATCGTATGGGGCTTCGTAGTAGTTGTTCATTAAACACCTAACGCAAACATCACGCCCAATGTAATGCCAAGAAGAATTACGCCTACCCAATCAATTACTGTTGTTTTCATCACTTACTCCTTATTTAATAGATAAAATCTGTGCTACTCGTTTGGCAATATAAGCCCAATTTTGAACATCAAGATTGCTATAAATATTGTGTTTGCTAGTTTTTTTCAAATATTTTGAATAATCAATATTTGTTGGCAAACCTTTTGTTGCTAAAACTAAAGTTTCTTCGTATGTCATCACTAACTCCTTTACTGTTGAACTAGACTCTACTATACATGAAAAATATAGATTGGTATAGTTTTTTTATAGGGACTTTCCCTAGGGTGCGTAACTTCTTATAGATTTGGTATATGATAGCGAAAAAGGAGAATTACATGAACCCATCAGATTTACTAAAAATTGAGTTTGGCAGTTTGATTAACCTGGCTGAAAAGCTAGGAATTCAGCCTCAGACCATCTATTTATGGAACTCTACCAAGATTCCATTTAAGTATTTAAGGAAAATTGAGGAGCTTTCAGAGCTTCGTTTAACAAGAGAACAGTTAAGACCAGACCTATTTAAGAAGGACTGAGATGCACTATTACCAACACAATATCGGTGATTACCGCAGAGATACATCGCATTTAAGCCTTGTAGAGCATGGTATTTATCGTCAGTTGATGGATAGCTATTACCTTGATGAACAGCCGTTATCTGCTGACCTTTCGAAACTTATGCGTTCGCATAGCGTTTGTAGTGCGGATGAACAACAATCGCTTAAAAATGTATTAGCTGACTTCTTTGAGCTTACAGAAAATGGCTACATTCACAAGCGTTGTGATGAAGTTATTGCTGAATATCATGGCAAATCTGATAAGGCTAGAGCTTCTGCTATGGCTCGTTGGGGCAGTAAACATAAGAATGTTGATGCGAACGCATTGCCAACGCAAACCGAACGCAATGCGAAGGGTATGCTAACCAATAACCATAAACCAAGAACCAATAACCAATATACAGATGAGTTTGAGTCTTTTTGGAAGTTATACGATAAACCAGCAGGCAAAGCTAATGCGTTTAAGATTTGGAAAAGTATTAAGCCTGATACAGGATTAGTGCAAACCATATTTCAAAAAGCCACATTACAAGCTAAGAATGTAGAGCGTAAATTTCGTAAGGATGCTGAAAGATGGCTTCGCGATAAGCGTTGGGAAGATGAGATAGCAAGTAAGCCGTATAACGATATTTTTTAAGGAGGAAGTGATGATTGGTGAAAACCAAGTAATTGAGCATTTAGCAAAAGGTCAGAAGTTTGACGGTGTGTTTATCCTTGTTGGTAAACATAATGACTTCAACCCTGACGAACAATCTTTTGTGCAAAAAGACGAATATTTGCTGCCAGGTGAAGTGTTTAACAAAAAATATGTAGGAATCGCCAAAATCGTCACAGGCAAGCGTAGACCTAAAGTTGATACCTTACCCTACCTTAAGGGTCAAAAGGTTCACCTGATTCATTCTGACGGCTATGATAGCCTATTTGCATCATGGTATTCAGTCATAGTTGATAGCAAGCCTGATTTTTTAATTGCTTTGGATAGTGAAGGCGAAATTTATGTTAATTGATATTGACCTGCAAAAGTATGCTGAATACTCAGAAATACGAAATATGGTTAGCGAAAAGTCTGATTTTGAAGATGAGTTACTTGAGTATTTTGAGGCTAGAAAACATGGCATTTTAGGTGACAAATTGCCTTTTGAATCTGCCGACCAAAAAATAGCTTTTAGAAAGAAAGAAGTGACTGTTCTTGCTGGTGTCAATGGTCATGGTAAATCGTTGCTTTTAGGTCAAATCTCTTTAGATATTGTTAGCAAGGGTTCTAAGTTGCTTATGGCTTCTTTGGAGATGCCTCCAGTATCTACTTTAGCAAGGATGACTAAGCAAGCTACTGGTATTTACATTCCTGAACCTAGAGATATTCACAAGTTTATGGAATGGAAGTTAGACCATTTTTACTTGTTTAACCATGTTGGAAGCCTAGAGCCTTGGCAGGTTATTAGTTTATGCCGTTATGCAGCTATAGAGTTAAAAGTAGACCATGTAGTAGTTGACTCTTTGACTAAATGTACAAGAGGCGAACAAGACTATGACGGTCAAAAAGACTTTATGAATCGTCTATGTGAAGTAGCTAAAGAAATGAATATTCACATCTTTTTGGTTCACCATGTCCGTAAGGGTAATGATGAGGCTGAAACAGCTAATAAGTTTGATTTAAAGGGTTCAGGAGCTATTTCTGACCTTGTAGACAATGTAATGATTATTGCTCGAAACATCAAAAAAGAACGAGATACAGAGATTCAAGGCATTAAAGACAATACGGTAGCAGATGCAGCTTTAATTGTTTCTAAGCAACGCCATGCTGATTGGACAGGAACTATAAAACTTTGGTTTGATGTAAAAAGCCAGCAGTTTAAAGAAGATGCTTTTGCTAGCACTAAATTATATTTGGAGGATTAAGTGATGAATAAAGTATTTTTTGGAGAGTGTAGAGATTCCATGAGGAAAATGGCTAAAGATGGCATAAAAGTGCAATCTTGCATAACAAGTCCACCATATTACGGATTAAGAGATTATGGAACTGGAACTTGGTTGGGCGGAGATGAAAATTGTTCTCATAAAAGAGATAGTAAATATTCTGAAAACACTATAACTGGTCATGCAAACAAAGAATTAACTGTAGGAGATGCTATTTACAAAACAAAATGCCCTAAATGTGGAGCTGTAAGACAAGATTTACAAATAGGATTGGAAGAATCGCCACAACAATTTATTGATAATTTGGTAGAGGTATTTGCTTGCGTATGGGATTTGCTAGAAGATGATGGAACTCTTTGGGTAAACCTTGGCGATAGTTATTACAACTATAGACCAGGCAAAGGACAGGCTTTAAGCAAGCAAACTGTAGCTAATAATGACCAAGATTTGCCACAAAAATGCGCTAGAAGAGGCAACAAATTAGAAGAATACAAAGAAAAAGACCTTATGGGTATGCCTTGGAGATTAGCTTTTGCACTTCAAGATTTTGGTTGGCATTTAAGGCAAGACATTATTTGGCACAAACCTAACCCAATGCCTGAATCTGTTAAAGACCGATGCACTAAAAGCCATGAATACATATTTCTATTAAGTAAAAAGCCTCATTACTATTTTGATAACGAAGCCATTAAAGAAGATGCTCATACAACAGACGATACAAACAGGGACAGAGACAGCACAAGGTTAAACAATACGCCTGGCAGAACTCGTATGGCTGGGTTAAAAACCAATCATTATGAAACTAAAAACAAACGAGATGTATGGACAGTAGCCACTAAACCATATTCAGGAGCGCATTTTGCTGTTTATCCTGAAGAACTTATTGAGCCTTGCGTATTGGCAAGCACCAAAGTTGGTGACATTGTTTTAGACCCTTTTTTCGGTAGCGGAACTACAGGTGCAGTTGCTCAAAAATTAGGCAGAAAATGGATTGGATGTGAATTAAATCAACAATATGAGTCTTTGCAAAATGAAAGACTTAGCCAACAAAGCATGGAGCTAATATGAAAGAAATGGAAGAAATTAACCCAAATGCAGCAGTAGACTTTTTACTTAAAAACGCAGGATTGTTTGCTAAAGCTAAATCCGAAAGGATTTATTTAGAGGAGTTTCGCAAGTCTAAAAAGGCCTTATTGATGCAAGAAGCGTTCTGTGCTGGTGTAGACACTATGGCAGGGCAAGAACGCGATGCCTACGCTAGAAGCGAATACAGAGAGCTTTTAGAAGGTTTAAAAGCAGCAGTAGAACAAGAAGAAGCATTGAAGTGGAAGATGACAGCAGCACAACTTAGAGTAGAAATATGGCGTACTACCCAAGCTAATAACCGACTTATTGAAAGGTCAACAACATGAAAGAACTAAATGTCACTACGGAAAAAGATGGAAGTCTTACTGTTAATGTGGAAAGTCAAACTCAAAATATGGATGAGAAATTGGCTATAGCAACTAATAGCACATTCAAATATTCAAGTGGGAGTGATGTAGCTAAGATTTTTAGGGCTTATGGATGGAAAGCACCTACTACTTATAGAAACGACTTTTTATTTAAGGATAATCGTTTAGCTTCAGGACTTAGCAAGTAATAAGGCTTTTTCTTTGACTTCAGCAGTCCTTCTACTCCAGCCCTTGCCAAATACAGGGAAGGATTTGAGGGATTGCAGAAACTCTAAGCGTCTAGCACAGAACAGGGAAATGACTTTTTCAGGGTCTTTCTCTGCTTCTTTGACTAATGCAGCAGTAATGCTACCGTAACCACCATCAGGAGTAGCCCCAACAGTTTGCTGAAGAAGTTTAATGGCTCGCCCAACACCTGAGTTAACAGAGACATCAAAAACGCAATAGTCAAGACCAGATATAAGCTCATCAGCTCTGCAAGCATCCCAATACTTTCTTTTATAGAGTGGGGCTACCATTAATGGAGTAAGACTACGCATTTCTTTTTCAGATACAGGATGACCGACCCATTCTTCCCATGTTTTAATCGTAACGCCAAGGTTTGTCATTCCTCCGTTATCGCGACTGTCATTTACAAAACCGCCTTCATGCTTTAAAAGCAATTCTAAGCACTTCTCAAAATTTTCTTTCATCCTGCTTTCTTTGCATAAAATAGCGTTCTATCGCCAAAAAGGTAAAAACCAACAGCAGAAGCAAAATTGGTCACAGATACAGAAGGTGTGCCGTTAAATTCTAACCAACACCAAGTACCCAAGACAATAATGGTTACAGAAGGTCTCATAAGGCGCACAATGGCTTCTACCCATAGATAAGATGGATTAGTACCACCAGCATCATTCATGGCTTTAAAGAAGTCTAAATCCATCTTACGCATATCAATGTATTCGTTGATATTGGCAGGTTTAAAAGTGTCTCCAGCAATAAACCGATTAATTAACGATTTACCTAAATCAACTACAAAAGGTGCAAAGGTCGCTAGGATGGTAATAGGGTCTATGATGCACTCCTAAATCCACTAATTCTTGGGGAAAAAACAAAAGTTGCTTGGTATTGGTCTGGTTTAGGATTTAAATTAGGGTCAGCTAAAGCAAAAATATTATGACCAAAATTGCAATACAAACACCGACTAAATCCAATTGGTTTAACCCAACGGAACTGAAATAAGCCGTTAGCAGTAACAAAACACCAACCAGCTTTAGCGTTATCGTTATCCTTAATTGATATATCGCCCTTAACAACAACTTCATAAGGTGCAAAAAGGTATCTAAGCGCAAAAGAATAAGCAGGATTACGCCACAACCACTTAACTTTAGCAAAATATCCTGTTCCATTAAGTCTTTCAAAAGTAGCATCACCATTCAAAGTGTTGTCAGGTGTCATAAACCAATTAAGCCAAGAAGGCAAAACAGGGCCTACAGCAACATAACTGTGGTTATCGCACCACCATGCTTTTTGTACAGCAAACAATGGTAATACAGGAGCTAAAATGACTGCTATTAGTGTTATTAATAAGTTAATTGGTACAAGAAATATGTAAGCAATCATTTATCAGCCTTGTTGTCTAATTTGTCTGAAATTTTATCTAATTTAGCAAATATAGCGTGTGCCACTCGGTCAAAATCATCACGCTTTACATATTGTCCAGCAACCAAGACTTCTATTGAATTAACTTTTTCAGCTAATTCAGAATCAGTTTTTTTAAGTTCTTTATATGAATCCCAAATAGCTTTAATAAAGCCACCTAAAATTAAATTAAAAATCCCAAAAGCCCAATTTAAGAAGTCTTGATTCATAGAATTTTCTTAGTTACTAGCTAAAGATTCACGCAACATAGTAAGAAAAGCGGTTTTTCCTACATTTAATTGGTCTAATTGAAACATTGAATTACCAATTTTGCGGTCTAAATCAATTAAGTGATTGACCATTTTTTTTTGGTCATCAGAAAAGTCATCAAATTCATAGCTTACATCGTCAATTACCACAGGGTTTGTTTTTTTCTCGCCCATGTCATTCTCCTAGTTGTACTGCGGTTTAAAAACTATTAAGCAGCGATAGCTGCCTCAAATGGTGTCAAGTCAAAGCCAGCGTAGTAGTCACCCTTAGCAATTTGAATCTCTAAGTGTTCTTTATTACGCTTAACTGTGTCTAGCCAATCTTCAGCAGTCATCTGCTCTGGCTTACCAGCAGCTAATAGAGTTACTGAATCCATAGCGGCAGCATAGCTTCTTGCTACTTCTTCTGGGGTTACCATGTCGATTGTTGTTGTCATTTTAATTCTCCTTTAAGTAAGTCAATTTCTGTTTTAAGCTCTTTTACTGCGTTAATAAGATACCAAATCAATGGGTCTGTATTAACTGTGTAAACACCTGTAGTTTCTTGTTTTACACATTCAGGCAATACTGCTTGTAGTTCTTGTGCAATTGCACCAAGTTGAATACCAGTTTTTTGAATTGCTTGGTCAGGTGATATTTCAGTAACTTCTTCAGGTAAACGATATTCAAAGTTACGCACTTGAATTGCGGTAATTGCACTTAAACCAGTTTTGTTATCAACAATATTCTTTTTAAGTCTTTGGTCAGAAGTAATAGACCATGCTGCTGAATTGTTACCTTGATATACACCACCACCAGCGGGGTTAATAAAGCCAGTTTGACTACCTTTACCTGTTCCACCAGTTCCAATGACTATTTCATAATTTGCACCTACGGCAGAAGCTAGAGTGCTGTAACCAATATGAGTATTACCTATTCCAGTTGTAATATTATTGCCAGTATCAAATCCTAAAAAAGTATTATTAGTACCAGTAGTAACTGCTAAACCAGCGTGATAACCTACGGCAGTATTAGCCGCTGCCGTAGTGTTTGAGTATAGAGCTTGCCAACCATGAGCCGTATTGTTTGAGCCTGTTGTGTTTGTGTATAACGAACCAACACCAAAAGAAGCATTTCTTATCCCCGATGTATTTGCACCTAAAGCATAATAACCAAAAGCTGCGTTTTCTGCACCTGTTGTATTTGCACTTAAAGCTAATGAACCAAAAGCTGTTGTTCCACTAGCAGTAGTATTACTATACCCAGCTTGATAACCTACTGCTGTGTTGTTAGATGCGGTGGTGTTTGACCTTAAAGCAGAATGTCCTAATGCAACATTTGAACCACCAGTTGTATTACTAAATCCAGCTTGATAACCTAAAGCAGTAAGATTTCCTGTTGTAGTTGAAAATCCTGATTGGTAACCAACGGCAGTATTAGCCGCTGCCGTAGTGTTTGAGTATAGAGCTTGCCAACCATGAGCCGTATTGTTTGAGCCTGTTGTGTTTGTGTATAACGAACCAACACCAAAAGAAGCATTTCTTATCCCCGATGTATTTGCACCTAAAGCATAATAACCAAAAGCTGCGTTTTCTGCACCTGTTGTATTTGCACTTAAAGCTAATGAACCAACAGTAGTGTTTGTTGCAATAGCACCACCACCCTTACCAACAGTAAGACCTGATATAGAAGCATCGTTAGCTAATGTTAATGTAGTGCCGTTAAAGGTCATATTGGCAGAACCAACGACTAAGCCACTAGAGTTATATAGGACTTGAGTAGTAGTAGATGAGCCTACGCCACCTTTAGTGCCGATAACTTGTACAACTCCAGCAGAATCCTTGTAAAAGAGCTTGCCATCAGCAGTATTTATTGCTAATTCGCCAGCAACTAGGTTTCCAGCAGTAGGAGTGGCTGCAGCAGTAGAGCTATAGTAGATTGAAATGGGTGTGTAGCCTGTTTGTGCCATGATTAGTAAGTTCCGCCAAAGATGCCTGTCAAGGCTGTTAGTGTACCAACATTGTTTATATTGTTAGTTGCCATATTTAAAGCACCAGACATAGGTGTTTGACCATCTGAAGCTACTGATTGAGTAAGGGCATCAGCAATGTTTTGCATAGTTGTATTAGCCCATGCTGAGTCGATTGTAGTGCCTGTGATAACAGGATTTCCTGAAGGCAACGTGTAAATACCAGAACCGTTCCGAGACATACTATTTTCCTTTCCCAGTAACTACTGGTATACTTAGATTTCTTATAGGAGAAATCAATGAAGAACAAAACAAAACATAACCTTTATAAAACTTGGCAAAATATGATTGCAAGGTGCGAAATACCTGGCGCTTCACGATATAAAGATTACGGGGGTAGGGGTATTCAAGTTTGTCCACGATGGAGAGATTCTTTTGAATCCTTTGTTGAAGATATGGGAAAACGACCACAAGGTTACTCCATTGACCGCATAGACGTAAATGGTAATTACGAACCTTCCAATTGTAAATGGTCAACTCGCTCTGAACAAGCAAGAAATACCCGTAAAGCACGTTTAATTGAGATTGAAGGCAAGACTTACCATGTTGCTGAAATTGAAGAACAATACGGTGTAGATATGAGAACAATTTTTTACAGAGCTTCATTAGGAATGAGTTTTGATAAGATAGTTTCAAAAGAAAAACTTTATAACAATTCAGAGTCTCAGAAAAAAGCAACTTTAGCCCATGCTGAAAAAAAGAAATCCATGACTCATTGCAAAAATGGACACGAATTTTCTTCTGATAATACTTACGAATATCGCGGAACAAGGATGTGTAAAAAATGTCGTAGAGCATGGGATAGATTTTTATATTACAAACGTACTAGACCTTTATCTGATTTTCTTTAACGCTACCGTTTCTACTCATTGCCCACTCCTTTAGTTAATGAGTTACCACTTTGTAACATCAACATTCTTGCCATTGCTGATTGTTCAGGGGTTATTTTCCCTTGTACAAGACGATTCTGTATAGGGCTTGATAATGCTGCAGCTCTAGCTCCTGGCCTTACACCTAAACTAGCCAATGCAGCAGGGTTTGTAAGTGAAGCCATTACACCAGCAGCCCCAATATCTAAAGGACTTGTTTGTGGCAAGCTACCCATAGATTCAACTGTTTGAGCAGCTTTAGGAAATTGTGTAGCAAACTCAGCAGCAGTTTTTAGTTCTTCTGTAAGTGGTTTACCTTTTTTAAGCTCTCTAGCCAAGGCTTTAGCATCCACATTACCAGATACTGGGTTCATTGCTTTTTCTACTGTGTAGGTTTTTGCAATTAATTGACGAGCATTTCTAAACTCATCAAGCATTTTTTCTTGACCGCTAGATTTTAAATGGCGTTCAATCTCATCTTCTAATAGGTTTGCAGCCTTTTTATTGGCATTTCCTAATAGTTTTTGATTGGAAGCAAAAGCTGTATTAGCAGCATCTCTTAGGTCAATAATCTTAGCAAGGGCAGCAGAGCCATCAAAAGCATCAGATTTCAACGATTCAGCTAAATCAATGATAGGGCTAGGCTTGGCGTTAGGAAAGCCTGCTTGAGCCTTTAAAGGCTTACTAGCTATCTGATTTAAGCCTTCTGTGTATTCTTTGCTTGGCTTAATAGTGCCAATGTTTTCAATGTTTTCGTATGCTTTACCAGCAACTGTACGAATATTGCCCAATACTTCAGGAGCAAGCAGTTCTTCTTCAGGCAATCCTAGTGCTTTAGAAACTAACTTATTAGTTACCTCTTGGTTTTTAGCACTAGCGTTCTGTGCAGTAGAGGCTTTGCCAGCAGTACCTTCTAAGGCACGATTAACTAATGAACCTCTAGCTTGACTAGGTGGAATTACATAACCAACATCCCTAGCTTTTTGTACTGCTCCAGCCATTTGAGGAGTTTGCTCAGGGCCACGCAATACACCAGCCATTTTTTGCAATGGAGTTAAAGCAGCACCTAAAGCACCGCCAATAAGTCCTTGTTTTGCTTGTTCTTTGTATAATTCTTGACCAGTTTTACCTGTTTCTTCAGGGGTCATAGCACCCAAAGCTGTACCCATACCCACATTTTGTACAAGTGGAGCAGCTTTAGCAAAAGATGGAATCTGACCAATAACATTAGCAGCACCCATAGCCGGGGCTACAGCACCAGCAACACGACCAGCTCCATAAGAAATAGGGTTTTCTTGTTGATACGGTTCTGCTTGTTGGCTTAATCTTTGGGCTAATTGACTTGTACCTAGATTGCCACCAGTAGCTAGTTGTGCAGCTCCTAAAGGCACATCTGTCATAGACTTAGTAAATGCAGCCATAGCTGACTCTAAAGGTCTAGGGCTTGCCAATACATTTCTTTGACCACGATTGATTGGTCTGCCTGTTGCAGCACCACCGCCAGTTTCTCCAAAAGACATAGGAGAAGCCGATGTAGCTACTTGTTCTGCAATCATGGCTTGGGCTTGTTGTGGCGTAGTGCCTTCTGCAACTTCAAACCTTGCAATACGACCATCAGGCATTTCAAATCGAGCTATAGGCATTATTCAAATCCTAAAAATTTAGGTGCTTGGGATGTACCTTGAGGCTTCATGTTTGGCCCACCTGTTACTTCAGAAAGGCTTTGCTTAACAGGGGCTGCATAAGGCTCAGATACTCGTTGTGGAGTAGCACGACCTGAAGCAATGTAAGCACCGCTTAGCAATGTTTCTAAGCGTTGTTTTTTAGCGTTTACAGCAGCGTTTGTATCACCCAGTTTAGGGAAATAAGTGTCACGCATACCGGATAACTGTTCTTTAGTATAGGCAGCACCTGTACGCAATGTTAAAGCAGCATCTAACACATCTAATTGAGAATCTTCAATAATTTGGCGTTGAGCAGGAGTAATAGAGCGAGATAGCAAATTAGGGCCAGCAATAGCCGATACTACGCTTGCAGGGACATTAGGCTTAACTGCACTTGGGTCTACACCCAAAGCTGTTTGCATTTGAGCAATGTTTTTATCCAAGATATTAGCCATAAAGCCAGCTTTTCTTTCTTCGGCTGAGGGCATATTAATGCTTACGCTAGAACGCTTAGAAGCATTTAATTGGTCAATCTTGGCATTTACAGCTTGTAGCTCTTGTGGGCTTAACTGCTCTAATGGCTTGTTAATACCTAACTGTTGCATAGCTTGTTTAATCTCAGGAGCAGCTTTCGTGCCACCTGTAGCTAAATTAATAGGTTGTCCACCACCAATATTAGGCATTACGATGTTTTCATCAGCACCTAGTTTTTGTGGCTTCATCAAATCAGCCACTAATGGCTGTAAGAATTGGTTGTTAGCAGCAAACTGCATACCTTGAGCACGAGTCTCAGGGTTAGCCATAAGCTGTTGAAACTTAGCAAGTGCTTCGCCTTTCTGACCACGCAATGCAGCAGCCAGTTCAAGCTCTTTCTTGTCAGCACTTTTAGCTGATTCTGAGCCTACAGCAGCTTTAAACAAAGGGTTAAGCTGTTGAGACCATGATGGGGGTACATAGTAACCGCTAATCATTTGACCTTGTGGCTGGTCTAATCCCTGAGACATCAGCAACTCAGCAATCTTCTTTTGACGGCTTAAATCGGATACTTCAGGCGTAACGCCTAGGATTTCTTGTTCAGGAGTAAGTGCCATTATGACCTCAGTAAGCTAGAGAAAATCTTGTTTTGTTGTGCTGTGTTCAATGATGTACCCTGAGTACCTGATACATCGTAAACACCGGGTTGTTTGTTTCCACCAGCTAAAGCACCAGCTAAAGGGTTTTGGAATGTAAACGGATTCTTGTTTGATTCGTATAAGCCACCAAATTGCTCTTGAGGAGCTATTGCAAGGTTTTGTCCAGCTTTAGCAGCCCATTCTTGTTGAGTAGGCATTTTTGCTGCTTTCACAGCATTACCAGCAGTACCTAATAACTTAGCAAGTTGTTTGGCTCTGTTTACATTCTTTAAAACATCTTTAGCATTTAAGCCAGCAGCAGAGTCAGCAGCTACAGAATCAATACCTGTCCCAGCTAATTCTGAAGCGTTATATGAGTAACCTAATACTTGGTCAATAGTGGCAGCATCGTAACCTTGGGCAGCCAAATTAGCAGCATCAGCAGCTAACATTGGGTCTGTACCGTAGTTAATCATCATAATATCTTCTAACTGTGCAGCAGTTAGATTAGGATGAGACTGCATTAATTGAGCTAAATCTTCGCCTGCACTAAAACCAGCAGCTTGACTTGGGCCACCAATAATCTGTGTGTAAGAAGCAAATTCTTCAGGAGTTAAACCTGCAATAGCGTTAATAGAACCAATAGGGTCTGCAGAAGCATTAGCATAAGCAATCATTTCAGGAGTTAATGCAGCACCACCTTCGGCTACCAATCCCATTCCTAATGCCTCTGAACCAGTAGCACCACCTGCTAAAGCATCAAAAAACGCAGCTTGACCAGCTTCAGTTGCTAATGTTGTTCCGGCTTCAGCACCAATAGCAGCCAATATCTCAGGAGCAAAATATAGACCAGTACCACCAGCAGCTAGACCACCAACTGTGTACCATCCACCAGGGATTTCTTTATTTACAACTTTATCCACTTGAGCTAAACCTGCTCCAATAGCAGGGCCGGGGTCGATTGCTGCAAGACCACCCAAAACACCACCACCGCCACCATCAGTACCTAAAGCACTAGAAATAGGGTCTGTAATAGCAGCAATAGGATTCCATCCACCGCCACCACCAAAAGGTGTGCGTTTGAGTTCCCATGTCCAGCCTGAATGTTTGCTTTTAAACATTAGAATATTCCAAGGTCACCGTAAAGGCTGTTTAAGTAATCATTAGTAGACATAGATTGGTCAAACATTCCGCTACTTGTAGCACCAATGCTATTCATAAAGTCTTGTGAAGTCTGGCCTAAACCTAACAAGCCACCTAATGTAGTAGCACCACCAAGGATAGATTGTCCTAAGTTTCCTAAACCGCCAGCACCTAATACGGCACTAGAACCTAAACCAAACAAGCCATTTTGCAAGTTTGCTGTTTTAGCAGCTTGAGCGTTAGATGCAGCAATATCAGCAGCTTTAGAAGTTGTGTAAGCACCAAGGTAGTCAGGGCCTGCAACTGCAGCTTGACTGTATGGGTTTACATAGCCCGGCTGAGTAGCTGTTTGGAAAGCACTTAACTGTTGTAATGGCAAGTTTCTTTGAGCCAATGCTTGCTGGTAATTTTGTTGTAAAGCAGCGTTATTAGCTTGAGTGCCTGATAACTGATTAGCAAATTGCTGTTGAGCAGCAGCATTGTTTTGTTGCAACATAGCTTGCTGATTAGCGTAATTCTGTTGTTGAGCTTGATTAGTAAATCCAAGATTAGACAGTTGAGCTTGATTACCGCTTAGTAAAGCAGCATTGTTAGCTTGTGTTGCAGCTAATTGATTCTGATAGCCTTGCTGACCTAATTGATTATTAAACCCAAGATTAGCTAACTGGTTTTGGTTTTGCTGAGTAAGGGCTGTATTGCCAAATTGACCAGCAGCCAAGTTTTGACCAAACATTTGATTTTGTACTTGTGAACCAGCCAACTGAGCTTGTGTAAGCAAATCATTGGTCTTTTGACCTTGTTGAGTCATGGCTCGGTTATAAGCCTCAGTACCCGGTGCAATACCTTGATTAGCTAATTGAGCTTGTAAACGCTCATTACCTTGCTCAATTTGTGGGCTAAGACGGCTCATTAATAAGTTAGTAGCAGCATCCCATCCTTGCATCCCTGTACCTTGCACTTGAGTTTGCAAATTAGCAGCATTACCAATACCTGAAAACTGTGGGCCTTGACCTACTTGCCCTAAAGTTGGAGCATTTCCAATACCTTGTTGAGCAGTAGCAGCACCAAGACTCTGTAATTGTGGCCCTTGACCTACTTGACCAGCTTGATATTGGCTTGCATCAAAAGGAGTAGCAGTAGAACTAGCTAATTGACCTTGAATATTGCTTAATGCAGACTGTAAAGGCTGTGCTAACGACTGATTAGCTGTCCATGTAGGATTGCCATTAGCATCTACGCCTTGAGTGTAATTAAGGCTTGCATAAGGAGTGTTTTGGTTAACTCGGTTAGCAGAAGTAGCTTGTTGAGCACCAGCTAAGTTACCTAATGTAGTGGCATTAGCAGCCTGTACATAAGGGTTAGTAGTGCCAGCATAAGGGTTTGATTGCCCTGTGCTTGCTCCGCTTGAAAAAGTGCTTCCTGCTCCCATAAACTTCTCCTTATAACCACTTACAAAAGTGTGGTCTCATTTCTAGTATTACTAAATCCCCATCATTGTGAGCATCAGGGATAGTAGCAACATCTTTGAAACCAAGGTGTCGGTCTAATCGTAGGGCTTTTTCATTACTCCCTGCAACTGTACCGATTATAACCTTGAGTTTCAATTTATTAAACGGATAATCAAATACTGCTCTTAAAAAACTTTTTGTTGCCCAATGTTGTCCTTGTGAACCTACATGAATCATGCAGGATTTACCAAAAAAACCACTATAAACAACTACTGCACGAATCTCGTTGTTGATAACCTGACCTAAATAATGAGCATCATCAGAAACAGGCATTTTATGTTTAATTGCCCAATCTTTAAGACTTTGCTCGTTAAGTAATATCAAATTACCCCACCTCGCTCCATAATATAGTCTGTAGATGCCCAATGTAACTCAATGTTACGAGCTGCCACATTCAAATTGATAGAGCCAGTAAAGCCTAAGCCTGTCACGCCTTGCCAAATCTTAGTAGTCGTAAGACCGCCTACCCAATTAGCATTGTCCCATTTTGAAAAGTCCCAGACTCCATCGCTCATAGCAGCAGGGTTAAATGAAACTTGTCCAAGATTAATCTCAGTATCAAAGTCTGTGCTTAAACCGCAATACACATTAGGTACACCGCCTGAAGATTGCAGGATTGGTCGTACCATTGTGAAGCGTTTTAACTGTCCGGGGCTGTCAAAGTACGAATAAGCCTGTTGTGCAGCAGCAGTAATGTTGTTGCCGTCATCAGAATTGGCTTGGTAAAAGTCTCCAATAATGCCATTTCCACCAAAGTGCATATCGGCATCGCCTGATACTTCCCAACAATGGGCTTCAATACCTGTAAAACGACCCCAAGACTTAGTAATGGTGTGCATTACATACTGCTCTGTGCCATTTGTAATTGGAATGTTCAGAATCAGCATATTCTCACTAGCAAAATAGTTAATTTGCCAGCCAAAATTAGCAAAATAAACAGTTGCAGCTTGAGATACGGCAAAGTAAATCTTGTCTGTCAGGTTTACTCTAGGGTCTAAACGGCTAGATTGAAGTGCTGAAGAAAGAGGCACTAAACCGTCTTGAGTCAACAATAAAAGGTCTCCAGACCATTTAAAGAAGCATCTACGGCTAAATGTTTGACCTAATTGCCATACACCTTTTAATGCCCAAGTGTCTGCATTGTCAGGGTCAGTACCGTTATAAACAATGATTTCACCCATAGAAGTGACAAATACTGCATAGTCATCAGCACCTTGTCCAGCATCTAGTGTCCAAGTACCCATTGCTTGTAAATAACCACCATTACGAGCTATTCCACCAAAATACAATGGTGTAGCAGGGCCACCAATAGAATCCACATCAAGATACCAGCAAGTAAGGCTTTGTTTTTCTGTGAAATACAGACGATTTTTAAACAAATTTACATTGGCAAAACGGCTAGAATCCACGCCTGTAATGCCTATTACTGTATAAGTTCCTACTACTGTTGCATTAGCAGCAGGAGTTGAAGCCATTGTGTATTCAAAGGTACTAGCCCCAGTTACATTAATGACATAAGTGCCATTGTATTCGCTAGAAGTAGCACCAGTAATAGTAACTCTGTTGTTATCTACCAATCCATGAGGTGCAGCAGTAGTTAAAGTGGCTACAGCTCCTACATGAGTAATTGTGCTAATTGTTTGAGCAGTTGAAGTTGTAGCTACATAAAACCAATTAGAACCATCGTAAATCATGGTTGGGTCTGCCCCATTACAAGCTACTAAATAGTGACCTGCAGTATTGGTAAGGTTTACAAATTCTAATTTATCGCTAGTTAGACCAGTAAATACAGGAACTGCTGGATTTTGCTTAGATTCGTAAATAGTATCGTCAGCAACTGCAAATAGCTTATAAGACACATTTTCTGTGTAATTCATCAAAGTATTTACAGGTGTAAATGCTTGATTTACATAAGTTCCTACAACTGTGGCATTACTAGAAACAGAAGAAGTTAGTCTATAAGTAAACGCTGTTGTGCTGATAACTGTAATTTTGTAAACACCGTTGTACTCAGTAGGAGTTGCACCTGTAATAGATACATAGTAGCCAGTAGTCAAATCATGAGGAGCAGCAGTAGTCAGAGTAGCAGTTGTGTCTGCATAAGTAATGCTAGAAATGGTTTGTACACCATCAGTAGTAGTCAGAATTGAGCCTGCTGTGTAGCCACTACGCATAGTTACATCAGTAGGGGTAGGAAACCAATTTACTAGCTGAACGGCATCCGTAGGGGACATATTAGCAAGGGAATCCCTAGCGTTCCATCCACCAATAGGAGCAGGAACAGAAGTGGTACTAGCAGTATTCTGTTTTGCTTTGCCGAATATCATGAGCCATAGCCTGTATCAGGGATGTTAGCGTAACCAATAAGAACTTTAGATGGGTAAGGAGCAAAGCTGAGGTTAGGAGCACCTTTATCAGAAGCCTTAGCAACGGATAAATAACGCTGATAATCTTGCATTAGTGCAGTTGTATCAAAGCCTTTAATAGCCCAATAACGCATCTTTGTACCTAAAACAATAACTCGGTCATCAAGTACAGTTGTATCTGAGTCAGCAGTAAAGCTAGTTTTTACAGTACCGTCATAGCCACGAACCCAGCCTTTAGACTTGTACTCCCAGCCTAGATACTCTTGAGTGTTCATTGGAGGCCATACTTGAAATTGGTTATCCAAGATACGCCAGCGAATACGAGGGCCTGTAGAAATATAGCCAGACTTTAGCCATTGCCATTGTTGAGCATCTTCAGGGCCAAGAGCTTCCCAATGCTTTGTTTTATCCCATTGTGTACGGTCTGTAATGGATTCAAAGTCAAAAGGTAGGTCATAGGCTGTTTGAGCTAATACGATAGCTCCGTTACCTGTACCAGAAGCCATTTGGCTCATAGTGATGTCTTGACCACTTACAGAGACTACATTGGTGTCTTGGTTAATGTTGTAACCAGTAATCTGCCATTGGTTTGTAACGGATGTAATGTCTACACCGGGGTCTACAGCCAATAAAGTAGAGCCATTTACCGATGTTGCATTGCAATTAATTGCTTGAGTGTAGAAGCGATATTGAACCTGTAATGCTTGCCAATCGTATTCTTTAATCAAGTCGTAACCTTGACCGTTCATTAATGCCAGCACTTGCTGTACATCTTGAGAAGGGTTGCCTACTACGGCATTAGGGACTGCTAAGTTAAGCTCGGCAGTTACTTGCTGAACTAATTGGAGCATTGTTGAGGACATAATCGAGCCTTTACTTTAGAGTTGCACTCCAAGTAGTTAGAGTATGTTTAGGAATTATATACAAAAAAGGGAGATTTCTCCCCCTTTTTTTATTCAGCTTCTACTTCTTCTTTAGGTTTACGACCTTTAGGTTTCTTTTCAGCCATCATAGCCATCAAAGAATCAATCTGAGCTTGTTGTTTAGCCATTTGTGCTTCAGAGGCAGCTTTAATAGTAGCGTTCTCTTGGCGTAGCTTTTCAATCTCAGCTTCACGCTGGTTAGTTTCACCAACTTGGTCAGCCAAATTAAGGAAAGCCTTAGCTTTATCTCTAAAAGCATATGGATTCATGCCTGCAGCCATGCCAATCTTCTGAATATGTTGGTCAGAAGCATGGGCAATAGCCTCTACAGTAGGGAACTTCAAGCCTTTTAGTTCTTCAGCTTGTGAACGAGTAATCTGAGTCCATTGCTCCAAAGGTGTACCAATTACATCTTGGTGGTCACCCACTTGGTTCTGATAGTGTGCCCATTGACGAGGAAAACGCTGTTTATGGGATTCATTTGCATAAGTATCAATCTCGGTCAAAGCATCACCAGGAACGATAATACGGACAAAATCAAATTCTTTGTAGATTGGTCTGCCAGCTTCAATAGAAGCATCGTCTTGCTTCATAGACCGTTTGTAGAAAGTTACAGATAATCGTGCATCTGCACCAATGTCATCGGATGGTAATGCCATCTTTAATTCTCCTAAGTGGTTAGGGTTATAAAAAGAAAAAGGGACACCCCTTTTGAGGGTATCCCTAGGATACTACAAGTTACTGATTAAACAGATGCTTTACCGAACCAGCCATAATCACCTGAAACCATTGAAACTGCTGGGGAGATATAAGCTCCACCAGTAGCTGCAACAGTAAAGGCTGTTGTGTCGATTGCACAAACAGTTGTGGATGGAGCGATAGTAGCTGCTGCTACTGCCCATACATAACGCAAACCGTCATTAGCGAAAGTTTGTGCTCCGAGTGGGCCAAAGTTTGCAGGCTCGCCATTTACTGCGATTTCTGCTGCTGTTTGAACTACTTCTAGGTCAATACCAGCGATGGGTAATGTTGAATATGCCATGATTATTTCCTTAAATTAATTGAGTAGACAAGATTAAATAGGGGTTTCCCCCTATCTATTAGGTTGTCAACAAGCCTTGCAAGAAGCGGTTAGAAGTAGTCAAGTTACCGGCCCAGCCGTATAACTTAACGATAGCATCTTGGTTAATCGCTTGGCGTTCGCCACCGATAGGTACAAAGTTACGCTCTTTGTGTGGGCGTAGGAAGATGTAGTTAG